GTTTGCGAGCACGACCGGCGGGGGGGAAAGGAATCGATCCGGTCAACCACCGTCAACCATGTCCCGTCTTGAGTCTAAAGCTGAGCTCGCGAGGTTGGCAGGCGTTTCCAAGCAGGCGGTAACGAAGGCTTGCAGGAAGAAGCTCGCTGCCGCGTGCCGGGCCGACCGAATCGATCTCGACCATCCAGCGGTCCGGAAGTTCATCAGCGGAGGGAGCCGCCAACGAGCGGTCTCCGACCGGGCTCGGACGGCCGCAACCGAAAGGCGCGATCCAGCTCCTGCCGTTCCGACGCCTCAGCCCAAGCCGGTCAAGAAGAGTCCAGCGCGACCGACGGCGTCACGACTCAAAGAGGGCGAAATCGGGTCGACTGCTGACCTCGACGCCTACGCGGCGCTGCTCAAGCCGCTCACCGATCGCTTCGGGACCGTCCGCAACTTCCGGGACTGGCTGCTTGCGCTGAAGGACATCGAGGTCGTCCGCCAAAAGCGGCTCTCGAACGAAGAGACGGAAGGCCGGCTCATCTCCAGGGACCTCGTGCAGACGCATGTCCTCGGCACATTCGAAGCCGCGTTCCGCCGGCTGTTGAACGACGTGCCCAAGACAGGCGCGCGCCGGGTCTATTCGGCGGCGAGAGCTGGCGACTCGGTCGAGGAAGGCGAGCGGATCTTGCTCGAGGTCATGAGCTCGCACCTATCCCCGTTGAAGACGGCGGCGGCGCGGCTGCTGCGAGAGGAATAGATGGGCACGCGCTCTGCACGCGCCATCAGGCACGCGGTCGAAGCGCCCGCCGGTTTCGATCGGGACCAGCGCGAGTGGCTCGCGACCCAGTTCGAGAATCTGACGACCGAGCTCGCTGGGCTCTCGCCGAGCCGATGGGCGGAGACGAAACGCTACCTACCGCCGCAGGCGACGAGCCTGCCCGGCTACTACCGCTTCGAGGTCACGCCGTACCTGCGGGAAATCCTCGACTGCATGAGCGTCTTCTCGCCGATCCGCGAGGTGACGGTGATGAAGGGCGTTCAGCTCGGCGTCACCGTCGGCGTCCTCGAGAATTGCCTCGGGTACTTCATCGAGGAAGTGGCGACGGCGCCGATGATGCTGCTGACGGCGGACGCCGAGCTCGCGAAGCTCCGCATGGAAGTGTCGATCATTCCGATGCTCCGAATGTCGGGGCTCGATCGGCTGATCAGACCGTCGGACGAGAAGAGCACGAGGAAGACTGGGCAGACCGATCAGAAGCTCGAGTGGCTCGGCGGCGGGTTCGCCGTCATCGGCGGAGCGAAGAACGCCGATAAGCTCCGATCTCTCCCAGTTCAGATCCTCCTACGGGACGAGATCGACACGTGGCTGGACGTCGTCGGAAAGGATGGCGACCCGCTCAAACTTTCCGCGGATCGCACGGCCGCCTATGAGGGGAGCCGCAAGATCCTCGACGTCTCGACGCCGCTCCTGAAGGGGCAGTCGAAGATTTCTCAGCGCTTCGAACGCGGCGACCAGCGTAGGTATTTCGTCTGCTGCCTTCATTGCGGTTTCGCTCAAACGCTCCGCTGGCGCCGAACGAAGGGCGAGACCGGCGAGGTGAGCGGCATCGTCTGGGAGACGCAGCGCGGTCGGCTCGTGCCGGATTCGGTGCGCTATCTCTGTGAGAATTGCGGGCACGAGCACTTCAACGACGACAAGACGCGGCTCCTATCGCCAGACCATGGAGCGGAGTGGCGACCGACCTCCGAGCCGATGAGCCCGGAGCATCGGAGCTACCACATCAACGCGCTTTACTCCCCGGTCGGGATGCAGACTTGGGGCGCCTGCGTGCACAAATGGCTCGAGGCGTGGGACGTCGACCGCAACCGGGCGCGCGACCTCGGGGAACTACAAGTTTTCTACAACAACGTTCTCGGCGAGCCGTTCGAGCTCCGGGGGGAGAAGGTCCGCTTCGAGACGGTCTCCGAGCATCGACGGGACTACGCGGCGGGGGAGATCCCGAACCGATGGGCGAGCGAATGGTGCGGCAGCCCCGTGCTGCTCCTCACCTGCTCGGTCGACGTGCACAAGGACGGGCTCGCGGTCGCCGTGTTCGGCTGGTGCCGCGGGCGGCGCGCGCTCCTGATCGACTATTGGCGTTTCGAGGGCGAGACCGAGCGGCTCGACGACACGGCGACGTGGGGGCGGCTCGCGAAACTGCTCGAGCAAGACTACGTCGCGGACGACGGCAAGGGCTATCGGATCACGCTGACGCTGATCGATTCGGGCTATCGGACGGACGACGTCTACCAGTTCACGAGCGCCTACGAGTCAGGCGTCTACCCTGTGAAGGGCCGGGACGCGCCCGTGAAGGCTGCGACGTTTCGGGAATTCTCAGAATTCACCACGCCCATGGGGCGGACGGCGTACGCCATCACGGTCGACGTCTACAAGGACCGATGGGCGGCCGCGCTTCGGCGCAGCTGGGACGGCCAGGGGCTCCAACCGCAGGGACATTTCAACGCGCCGCGCACGGCCACCGACAAGCAGCTTCGAGAGCTGACTGTCGAGACGAAGCGCGAGCGCATCGAGAAGATCACCGGCAAGCGGATCGGTTTTGAATGGCACCGCCCTTCCGGAGCGCCGAACGAGCTTTGGGATCTCCTCATCTATGCGAACGCCGCGCTCGACCTGATCGCCTGGAACGTCTGCGTCGGGCAGCTCGGCATGGAGTCGGTCGTGTGGTCGGAGTTCTACGACATGATCGAGCAGCAGCGCACCTACTTCGTCGAGTGAAATGGCCGACATCATCCCGCCAACGTTCTGGGCCGACCGCGTCGCCGTCGCGATGACGATGCTGGCCGCCTATGACGCGGCGATTCTCGCGCTCATCGGTGGAGCGCAGTCCTATCAGCTCGACACGGGCCAGACCCGCACGCTGGTCTCGAAGGTGAACCTCGCGTCGCTCCGCATCGCGCGCGATGGTCTCCTGAACGAGATCTCGACGCTCGAGGCTCGAGCCCGCGGAGCAAGCACGCGCATCGTGCCGAACTTCTGATATGTGGCCGTTCAAGCAACCCCATCTGCGCACGTACTCGGTGCCGTTGCGCGCCGCCGAGAACGTCGCGAATCTGCCTCCATGGCGATTCAGCTATCAGACGGGCGACAAGTGGGACGGCGGCTTCGGTGCCACCGAGTTCCTGCTCGCGGACTATTGGACGCTCAGGGCTCGGTCCGTCCAGCTGTACGAGACGAACCTTTACGCGCGCGGCCTCATCCGCCGGCTCGTGACGAACGAGATCAACACGGGCCTCCACCTCGAGGCCTGCCCGATCGAAAGCATCCTCGGGCTCAAGGAAGATTCCCTCGGCGACTGGACGGAGGAAGTCGAGAATCGGTTCTCCATCTGGGAATCGGAGGCGACGATCTGCGACGTGCAGGAGCGCTGCTCGTTCGGCGCCTTGCAGGCCGCTGCTCGGGCGGAGGCGCTCGTCTCCGGGGACGTGCTGGTCGTCCTCCAGCAGGATCAACGGACCGGGTTGCCGCGCGTGCGTCTCGTGTCGGGCGCGGCGGTCCGAACGCCGATCGAGTACCTGCCGGGTCCGGGCAATAAGATCGAGCAGGGCGTGGAGATCGACGCCCTTGGCAGGCATGTCGCGTTCTGGATCGCGCAGCGCTCCCAGAACGGCCTCGGCTCCATGGAGTCGAAGCGGCTGCCCGCCTATGGCGAGAAATCGGGACGGCGGCTGGCGTGGCTGGTCTACGGCACGGACCGGAAGCTCGACGACGTCCGAGGCAAGCCGCTTCTAGCGCTCGTCCTCCAATCGCTCCGGGAGATCGACCGGTACCGAGACGCGACGCAGCGCAAGGCCGTCATCCTCTCCATGCTGGCCTTGTTCATCAAGAAGGGCGTGGACAAGCCGGGGACGCGGCCGATCGCGGGAGGCGCGGTCCGCCGCGGGCTCGAGTCGACGGTGGCGGGCGACAACAAGATCCGGAAGTTCGACGTCGCCGAGCATATGCCCGGATGGTCGATCGACGAGCTCCAGACGGGCGAGGAGCCGCAAGCGTTCAGCGTGCAGGGGACCACTGAGACATTCGGCGCGTTCGAGGAAGCCCTCCTTCAGTCCATTGCGTGGACGCACGAGATCCCGCCCGAGGTGCTGATGCAGTCGTTCAACGCGAACTACAGCGCCAGCAAGGCGGCCCTCAGCGAATTCCAGATGTACCTCACGAAGGCCCGCACGGCTTTCGGTGAGCAGTTCTGTCAGCCCATCTACGAGGAGTGGCTGGTGGCCGAGGTGCTTGCTGGCCGCGTCCAAGCGGATGGCCTGCTCGATGCGTGGAGGGACGCCCGGCAGTTCGACATCTTCGGCGCATGGAAAGCGGCGGACTGGTCGGGCAACATCAAGCCCGCGCTCGATCTGCCGAAGATGGTCGGCGGATACGTGGCGATGGCCGAGGCCGGAGCGATCACCCGGGATCGCATGGCCCGGGAGCTGACCGGGACGAAGTTCTCGCAGAACGTAAAGCGGCTGCTCCGGGAAAACGAAGAGCTCGCGCGCGCCATGGCGCCGATCGCGGCGCTCATCGCCTTGGAAAAGGGGCAGCCCAAGCCGAGCGCGAGCGACGAGTTAGACGATCAAGTCCAGCCCTTGGCGCGCCCGCGCCTGCTGGTCGGCTGAAACGGAGACGACATGGACGCAATGGCATTCACGGTGCGTGGCGAGGGCACGGAAGCGCTCGACATCGACATCTACGACGTGATCGCGGATTCATGGATGGGCGGAGTCAGCGCGCGATCGGTGCGTCAGGCGATCAAGAACAGCCAGGCGAAGACGATCAACGTACGGATCAACTCCAAAGGCGGGGACGTCTTCGAGGGCTTCGACATCTACAATCAGCTTTCGCAGAGCACCGCGCAGGTCGAAGTATTCGTCGGCTCACTCGCTGCGTCCTCGGCGAGCTTCATCGCGATGGCCGGAGATCGCGTGACGATGGCGGAAAACGCCTACCTGATGATCCACGATCCAGCCGGCGGCCTCATTGGTAGCGCTCAGGAACTCCGTGATTGGGCGGACGTGCTCGACAAGATCCGGGACCAGATTGCCGGCACGTACGCGGCTCGCGGGACGATCGACAAATCGAAGGCGCTTGAGCTGATGGCAGCCGAGACGTGGCTGACGGCGAAAGACGCCAAGGGCTATGGGCTTGCCGACGACATCCTTCCGCTGAAGAAGGGCGGGGCGAAGGCTTCGGCTCGGGCGTTCGCATCCCTCTCATTCCGGAAGGACGAGAAACTGCCGGACGGCCTGGAGCAAACGATCGCGACGGCACGAAAGAGCATCACCGTCGCGAACCTGAGCACGTCGCCTCCGTTGCCATCGGTCGAGGAAGTCGCACCGGTGGCGCTCGCACGCGTCGAGAACGACGAGCCAGCCGCAGAAGACGGCGCCGTGCCGTACAAGTCCTACAAGCTCGACAAGGCTGGTGGATGGGACGGAGCGGCCGAGTCCGTAAGTGGGCGTCAAGCGATGGCAGCGGCGATGCCGCGAAGATGGACTGGGCGAAATATCGTTCAGCCTTCGGCTGGTACGACGCGAAGGATGCCGAGACGTTCGGCGCCTATAAGCTGCCGCATCACGACGTGCAGGGCGGCGCACTCGTCACGGTCCGCGCGGGCGTGATCGCGGCGGGGAACGCCCTCTCCGGGGGCCGTGGCGGGACGAGCATTCCCGATGCGGACGTCGCCTCGGTGAAGAGTCACTTGGCCAAACACTATGGGGAGTTCGACATGAAGGCTCCCTGGGAATCGAAAAACCTAAGGAAAACCCCCATGACCGAAGAAGAATTGAAACTGCAGCACCCGGAACTACACGCGGCGATCATCAAGAAAGGCTGCGCCGAGGAGCGCGACCGAGTGACGGCGCACCTCACGCTAGGCGAGCAGTCGGGCGACATGAAGACGGCGCTCGCTGCAATCGCGTCGGGCGACGGCATGACCCAGACGCTCGCAGCCAAATACATGGCCGCCGGCATGAACCGCCAGGCCACGGCGACACGCCAATCGGAGTCGGACGCGGCGGCGGCGGTGATCGCCAAAGCGGCGGAGACGGCGACCGTTGAGCCCGTCGTCGAAGATCTGGGCGACAAGGTTGTCGCCATCATGGAGAAGCAGCGCGGCAAGAAGGTCGCGTGAGCGGGAAGGCGTAGCCGGGCGGGCCCCATGCGGGGGCTCGCTGGCCTCGCTTCCAACAACCTTCAGAGTCGGCAGGAAAGACAGCAGCCATGTCACAAGAAAACATGAAAGAGACGATCGTCGACCTCGGCAGCGTGATGCTCGAGGACGGCGAATTCGCAGACGACACGTTCACCGCTGCGAGCGCGAAGACCTTCAAGGAAGGCACGATCCTGGCGCGCGACAGCAGCACGCACAAGCTCGTCGTCTTCGCCAAAGGCGGCAGCACGAACGAGAACGGCATCCCTAAGGTCGTACTCACGTACGATCTCACGGCAACGGCCGCCGGGGATCTTCCGGTCCGCGTGCTCATCGCCGGAGACGTGAAGCGGGAACGCCTCGTCATCGACGCCGACGGCGATGATGCCAACGTCGATGCGACGGTGTGCGATCAGCTCCGCGCCTACAGCATCGTTCCGGTGAGCGTCAAGCAGCTCGCCAAGCTCGACAACATCCCGGCCGAGGACTCCTGAACCACTCGCGTCGCTGACCCAAACCGAGCGACGCATTTAACCCGGGCCCTCTTCGAGAGGGGGCTCACCATTTTTTCCTGCGCGCGCACCGCGTCGGCGGGAGCGCGGAGGCTCGTCCTCCGCATTTGAAAGAGAAAGCACATGTCAGACAAATCCAATGCCCGCATGCTCGAGATGTATCTCGAGGAAGCCGAATCGGTCGCGATGTTCCTCACGGGCTTCTTCCGGAGCCCTCCGCAAAACTTCCACACGACCGAGAAGGTGGAGATCGACATCCGCCGCAACACCCAGAAGGTTGCCGTGGTGGTGAAGGATCTCTCGACCGGCGCTCGCATGAACGAGAGCTCGAAGTTCGTAAACAAGGCGTTCACGCCCCCGATCTTCAAGGAGCAGGGAGCGATCAACGCCTTCGACATGATCAAGCGTGCTCCCGGCGAGACGCCCTTCACCGATCCGAACTTCGCGGTGAATGCCTCGCGCGAAGCGTTCGTGATCTTCCGCTCGTTCGAGGACAAGATCCGTCGCTCGATCGAACTGATGTCCTCGCAGGTCCTTCAGCATGGCACCGTCACGCTGACCGACGAAACCGGGCTCGCGCTCTACGAGCTCGACTTCGGTGCGAAGACCTCGCACATGGCGACCGTCACGACGCCATGGGTGGTGGACGGAACGACTGGCAACCCGCTGGCGGATCTGGCTGCCTTGGCGGAGATCGTTCGCCGAGACGGCAAGCGGAACCCGACGCGGCTCGTGTTCGGCACGAGTGCCTTCCAGCGCTTCATCGCGAACACGCAGGTTGCCAAGATCCTGTTCACGAACTTCCACTCCCCAGGAATGGGCCAGCTTGCGCCACAGTCGCCCCCGAAGGGGCTGGGCGGCTCGCTGCAAGGACGGATCTTCATCGGCGCCTACGAGTTCGAGCTCTGGACGTACAACGACTGGTTCGAGCATCCGGTCACGGGCGTCCTGACCAACTACGTGGACACGAACAACGTGATCATGCTGTCGGACGGTCGCCTCGACCTGACGTACGGCGCGATCCCGCGGATCGTGGCGCCAGAGCAGCGCGCCATGCCGTTCCTGCCGCCCCGCATGTCCGCTCCAGACCAGGGCCTGGACCTCACGGTGAACGCGTGGGTTACGTCGGACGGCGAGTCGCTCATGGTCTCCGCCGGGACGCGCCCGTTGACGATCCCCACGGCGATCGACACGTACGCGCGCCTGACGGTTGCCTGATGCCGAGCAACCGGGAGCTGAAAGAACAGGCCGAGGCGCTGGGCAAAGAGCTCGGCGTCGAGGTCCAAACCTCTGGGCTCGCGAATGCCGATCTCGGCAAGCTCGTCGAGAGTCTCGAGGCGCAGCGGGGCGAGAAGACCGCCCCGTCCGGACTGGGAACGCCTTCGCCGGAACCGCCAGGTCCCGTCGAGGTCGTGAACAAGCCGGGTCCGCGTCCTCCGTCGCCCCCTGTCCGGGTCGCCCGGATCGACGGCGCGGACGACGGGTCCCTCGGGGGCCCGCCGAAGCCCAAGGGCAAGAGGCGGGAGCCGCCGACGTTCCCCTACTACGTGGCGAAAGGCCATTCGCTCGTCTGCGCGAAAGGGTCGATCGATCAGTACGAAGAGATTCGGGTCCGTGACATCGGACTCGCCTCTCCGGAGGCGAACGCCAAGCACCTCGCACACCTGATCGAACGCGGGATCGTCGTCAAGACGGATCCCTGAGGCGCTGACGCCATGGGCCTCCGCGATCAAGCGGCGGCGGATCTCAAGTTCATCCTCGAGGACTCCGCCGCCGGCTTTGGCTGGCCGATCACGGTCGTGGATCCATTCGGGAGCCAGGCCGATCTGATCGGGTACTCGACCGACATCGCCGAAACGATCGACGCGAGCACCGGGCTCGCGGTGAGCGGGCGAGAGGCGGCCGTCACCGTCGCGATGGCGTCGCTCAAGGCGGCGGGATTCGACGAGCTGCCGCGGAACGTGCCGGAGAAGACGACGCGCCCGTGGTGCGTGATCTTCAACGACATCGCCGGGGCTTCCTACAAGTTCAAGGTGAGCGAATGTCGACCTGACCGGGTGATCGGCGCCATCCTTCTCATCCT